CGACCACATTTGGATACTCCAGTTCGCCTTTCGAATCTTTTCTTAGAGCTAACTGTTCCCAGAAATATAATTGCTTTTTATAATGTTCTTCTGCCCTAATTAAATGTGTTTTAATGTCAGCCAACTCATATTTAGTCAGTGCGACTCTTCGCTCTTTAAATGGTTCTAATGTCATATTTCTAATAATTTGAATACCATATTCGTTGGCACATGTATGTTCAATTCTGCATCCTCTATATTTCTCCCAGTCAGTGCAAAAGAAAGCAACATCTGCTGTAGCAAGTAATTCAAGTGACTTTGCAAGATACCAAAGTGGCTTAGCATCGTGAGGTGCTTTCTGAAAAAAAGAATCAATAACTTCTACCTCCTCATTCAGCATTTCTTTTGCTACTTTTACCGCCTTTTCTCTTTCGGCAAGAATTTCCTCATCTGTTTTGTCTCGCATCGGTTGCGAAATAAATAATTTTTTCATCCTTGTTACTCCTCCTATCTGTTCTTTTTTATTTAAAAGGGGCATCCTTTTTTAGTTTTTGGTCTCGAAGCATCTTATTAACTAATAATGCAATTGCTGTATATGCGTAAATTTCGGAACAAATTCTGCCAGGAAAACTCATGATAAACTCATTATCTTGATACACAGCGCAATGATGTTTACGTACCTCAATTCTTATATTCTCTACAAAGATAACATTTGCATCGGCATTAAATTTGACATCAGCTCCTACAAGAGTTTTATCCAATATTGTAAAAAGTTCACTTGCAAATACCTCTCTTTTTACTTTCCATCCTCGTTCATCATTTTTGTGCTCTGTTGTTTCAAAATGCACTTCACAATCCGCATATCCATCTTTAATGTTTTTTACTGTCAAAACTATTTTTAACTCGTTGTTGATGAAATCTGACAGAGCATTGTAAGTTTTATCTTTTTTCTGGTCCTGCACAGCCTCGTTCTCCTCGTTCTCTTTTATCCATTTTCATTACTTCAATTCTTTGACATTTAAGAGAAGTCTTTCAGCGTCCTGCTCTGTTCCTCTTAAAAACTTAACGTTTTTAATTGCAACCGGATACTTCGAATTTCCTTCAAAATCTTTTTGTTTTGATAATTCTTCCCAAACCCCAATAATTTTTTTGAAATACTCTTTCGTAAACATCAAATAAATTTCGATACTGCTCCACTCTTTTTTTGCGAGTGCGATGCTTCGAGTCCCGTTATCTTTTGCACTTTCAATGTCAAGAACACCAAAAGCATCTTCCTTTGAAGAATTCAGTTGCTCATACACTGCTAACACAATAGCTGTGCAAATAGAAGCCTCATTATGATAAAGCCCATAGTTAAAGGCTTCCATCATTTCACCATTTTTATATACTCCGCAGTAATCCTCGTCATCCACACTAACCGCTACATTTTTTACACAAATAGCTTTGATAACTCCTCCGCTGGATGTCTTATAATTCACATCACATTTAATATCAAAAGGAACATTATCCGCTAATGCCACAAATAACTTTTTTTCAAACTTAATAGGATTTACTTTCATTTTCTCTCATTCTCCTTTCGGGTGTTGTAAAGTTTCATGGTTTAGTTTTTACTTTATGTGAATTTAATTCACTATTTAAGTTAAAAAAATTTTGTCTCTTTCCCCTTTCGATAAATTAAGGGTCTTAGAAAGTGCTACAATTTCAGATGCTCTAAAATCGCCTTCTTTCATTCTGTTGTACAAAGTTTCTCTCAAAATGCCTGATTTAGTAGCAATCGCTGAAACTGTCATACCTGATTCAGTCATTTTATTTCTCAACAAATCTACATTTGCCATTCTTTTTTCACCTCCCATCTGTGAACTAAATTCACTATATCACTTATGTGAATTTCTGTCAACATCTTTTTATATTTTTGTTGAATTATTTTACACAACATGTTATTATAGTGTTAAGAAAAATTAACAACGCAGAAAGGAGCTTTCAATTATGCTTGACCTGTATAAGAACATAAAGGCAAGACGCTTGGAATTAAAAATGTCTCAAGATTCCCTAGCCGAACTAACTGGATATAAAGATAGGTCATCTATCGCAAAAATAGAAAAAGGTGAAGTTGATTTAGCTGAATCTAAAATAAGAGAATTCGCTAAAGCATTAAAAGTTTCTCCACAAGAACTAATGGGTTGGGAAGAAAGAACTGAGTCTTCCACTACCGCAGCACACAAAGATGGAGAAAATTTTACTCCTGAGGAGCTAAATAAGATAGAGGAATATAAAAAACTACTTGTCGCAGCACGCCCAAAGGAGTGAGGCTTCTTGACTTACGAAGAATTAAAAACAAAACATAAAGACTTGAATATTGTTGAAATGGATTTGTCAGAAGTAAAAGGGTTAAAAGGACTTTACTTTGATGGAAATATTGCACTTGAAAGAAAAATGTCACAAACAGAAAAATCCTGCGTCCTCGCAGAAGAACTCGGACACTACTACACAACTTCCGGAAACATCTTAGACCAGACAGACGTATCGAACAGGAAACAAGAATACCGTGCACGGCTCTATGGATTCAATCTCAAAATTGGACTCATGGGACTTATCAGAGCATTTGAGCATGGCTGCCGGTCCGCATCAGACATAGCGGAATATCTGGATGTGACGGAAGAATATTTGAAAGAAGCAGTTGACTGCTACCGGAGCAAGTACGGTGTGTGTGCAATTGTGGATAACTACGCTATTTATTTCATTCCTGCTCTAGGAGTGATGAAAATAGATTGAATTTGAAAGGAGGACAAGGCACATATATAAATGCACTCACAAAGGATAAAATAAATAATGAAATTACTGTGTATTTTATATGAAAGGGGAATTACCTATGAAAAAGAAAATTGTAACAATGCTTCTACTGGCTACATTATCAGTCAGTGTCGTAGGGTGCGGATCCGGCTCTTTTTCCGGAAGCACAAAAGAAAACTCTAAAACTTCCCAGAGCGAAGAAAAAGAGGAAGAGGCAAAAGAACCAACTGACCTAACCGGTGTGTGGGCATCTGAAAATAAAGATGGTTCTTATCAAGAAGCAACAATAACTGATGATTCTATCGAAATTAACTGGATTTCCGATGATGGGGCAACAAAATCCGTTTATTGGTCTGGAACGTATACTGCACCAACTGAATTTGTTGAAGAATATTCATGGACTTCTGATAGGAATAAAGAAAAAACAGATTCCGCATTGCTTGCATCGACTGATGATACCAAAGAATTTACATACAAAAATGGGAAAATTAGTTATGAAGTTTCAGCAATGGGTACAACTTCTACTGTTGAA